ACCTCAACCTCTACGAGCGGGTCGGAGATACTGGGCAGTGGAAGCATATCTCGCTGGATATGGCGACGTTGTGATCAGTTGTCAGTTGTCAGTTGTCAGTGAACAGTGAACGGTGGCGAGCCTTTGGGCTTGCCGCTTTATTATGAGGAGGTAGTATGTCAACAGCACCCAAACCCAATACCAAAATCAAAACCAAATCCAGCCGCCAAAAAGTGATTGCCCGTATCCATATTGGTAAGGCCCAGCTTTGTCTGGATGACGACACTTATCGTATGGTTTTGGAGTTCGTGACCGGTAAAACCAGCTGTCGTGAGATGACTTTGGCCGAGCTGTTTGCCGTTGAACACCATATGATCGCCAAAGGCTTTCGGCCGTTAAAAGGCGGTAGTCGTAGAATGAGCCCCCAAAGCCGTCATAAACCGCGCTATGAGAAAACCAGTGTCGATAAACTGCGGGCGTTGTGGATCGATATGGCCAAAAAAGGGGAGATTGCCGATGGCAGCGAGAATGCGCTGGAAGCCTGGGTCATCCGCATGAGCAAGCGTTATAACCAAGGCCGTGGCATCGAAAAGATCGACTGGCTCAACCAGAATCACGCCCTCTGTAGCCATTTGATCGAGTGCTTGAAAAAGTGGCAACAGCGGCTTGAATAACCCCACAAACACCGCAACGACCGGCCTCAGCGCCGGTTTTGTTTATTTGATAAAACCCTACAAATAAGGGTATCTACCTCTTCCCAAAAGGCTGACTAACCTTATAGAATACCCCTTCGACACGGACTGAAAAAGACAGCCATGCCAGCACCCGCGCACAATAATCTCAATAATCACAACACCCAAAACAATCACGCCTTCGACTTTGCCGCACCCCCTATTGACGATCTAATCCACCATATCGACGACGATGTGGTCGAGCACCGCCACCGCTGGCCAAAAGCCCTCTGTGAGCTCTCCGACTTCGTGCAGGCCCAGCTCAAAAACACCGGCGTCAGCGAGCAGCAACAGATCAATCTGGCCGATAAAGTCCTGCTCGCCATGGCCATGTACAGTGGCGGCCGCGGCTTCTATCTGCCCAACGCCAAAACCACCCGCGACTTTATCCGCAACCGGCGCATCTATCAGGCCTTCACCGGCCACAACCACAAAGAGCTGGCGCACCAGTACCGGATGAGTGAGATCCGCATCTACCAGATCATCAAAGAGCAACGGGCGATGGACGTCGCCCGTCGCCAACCGGGCCTATGGGGATAAACCGCAATTTTCCACCAAACCTTTTTAAAGCCACACCCGGCCAGCATCCAGCGATACTGGCACCATGAACGAAACTACCTATCCCAAAACCTTCCTGGCCGCGCTCAAGTTTACGCTCGCCAGCGAAGGAGGCTATGTCAATGATGCCGACGACCGTGGCGGCGAAACCAACCACGGCATCAGTGCGGCCCAGTACCCCGATCTCGATATCGCCAGCCTGAGTCAAAACGACACCTTACAGATTTACTACCAGGACTACTGGCAAGCCAACCGCTGCCAGGAATGGCCAGCCCCACTGGCCTGTGCCCTGTTCGATACCGCCGTATTGATGGGCGCCGACGACGCCATCCCTTATATGCAACAGGCACTCGGCGTCAGCTCCGATGGCATTATCGGCCCACAAACCCTGCGCGCCGCCAACGCCTGTGCAGTACAAACGACAGTAGAATCCTTTTTAAGCTACCGGGCCAAACACCACGTAAACGACTGCATGAACAACCGCCAACAGTACAAATACATCCGTGGCTGGCTATTGCGGACCTACCGCCTGCAAACCTACCTCCACGACGCAGGTCTTCTATGAGCCTGTTTGACTGGCTCAATCCCTTTAACAAGGTCGCAGATATCGTCGATAAAGCCGTGCTCGATAAAGACCTGCGGGAAACCCTCAAGGCCGAACTGGAACAGGGCCGCCAAGCGATCACCCGCATGGCCGAGGAGACCTACCGCAAAGAGCTGGACACCCGCACCGTGCCCTGGGTCGATGCACTGCACAAGATGGGCCGCCAGATCACTGGATATCTGTCGTTTGGTTTAGCCTTTTTTATGGTCATGGAAGGCTACGACTATCAGGCGGTTATGGCCGCAATGGCGCCCAGCACCGTCTACGCCTGGCAAAAGGGCAAGGGACATTAGAGAAGGAGTACACGTCATGGACGAAATCAACAGCGCACTGAATTACTCGGCACTACGGTTCTGGCTGGACGTCGTCCAGTGGGCCGCCACCGGGATGATTGCAGCTTGGTTGATGACCACCCGTGGCCGCAAAGACAACACCGAGGCGATCACCAAACTGGAACGCCGCATCGCCAAACTGGAAACCATCCAGAGCCAGATGCCCACCCACAAGGATGTGCTGCGCATCCGCGAAGAAGTCAGCGGACTGCGTAGCGAGATCAAATCCTCCAAGCATTTACTGGAGGTGGTTCACCAACATTTATTAGACAAGGGGAAGCACCAATGAGTTACCAAGCCCTGCTGGCAGAAGACCAGCGTCTTGTGATTCTACGGATACTGGACGACATGCCCGGCCATCAAGCCAACGACAGTATTCTACAAACCATACTCACCAGCTACGGCCACAACCTCAGCCGTGACCACGTGCACACCCAGCTACACTGGCTCGCAGAACAGGGGCTGATCACCGTCGCCGATGTGACCGGCATCAATGTCGCGACCATCACCGGACGGGGCAGCGATGTTGCGGGCGGGCGCGCCAGACAACCGGGCGTCAAACGTCCAGCACCAAAAGGATAACGCCGCATGAGTGACAGCAAAAAAAGACGCGGCAAGCCCAGCAAAATCGACCAGCTCCCGGACGATCTCCGTGATCGCCTGCACCAGCTCCTGCGCGGCGGCATGAGCCAGCAAGCCATTCTCGACCAGATCAACAAACTGTGCGCCGAGGTTGGCTCCGACACCATCAGCCGCTCCGGCCTCAGCCGCTATGCCACCCGCATGGAACAGATCGGCTCACGCATCCGCGAAAGCCGGGAAATCGCCGAGGTCTGGGTAGCCAAACTGGGTACCGCCCCAACCAGCGACATTGGTAAACTACTACAAGAGATCGTACGCACACTGGCGTTCGACATGATGATGACCGCCTCAGAGAGTGGCCAACCCATGGAACCCAAGGCCCTCAACCAGATGGCGCTAGCCATGACCCGCATCGAACAGGCGGCCATGGCCAGCCACAAGCGCGAGACCGAGATCCGCAAAGCCTTCGCTCTAGAGGTCGCCGACGCCGCCGAACAGGCACTGGCCAACCAGGGCATGACCGCCAACACCATTGCCACCATCAAAAAAGAGATACTAGGGATTGCTTGATGCCAACAAAAACAAAGGGATTTGACATTTACAAAGGGGATGCCCTTAACATCCTTGGCACCTTACCCGGCGACGCCATAGACGCCCTGATCACCGATCCACCGTACTCATCGGGCGGCATGTTTCGAGCCGACCGGGTCAATCACACAACAGAGCAAAAATACACAACCAGCAATAAGGTATCCTCATTTGCCAGCTTCCCCGGTGATAACCGGGACCAGCGCAGTTTCCAGCTATGGATGACCTTATGGCTGATAGAATGTTATCGGGTGTTAAAAGAGGGAGCGCCTATCTGCATTTTCACGGACTGGCGACAACTGCCGGTTATGAGTGATGTGTTACAGGCGGGTGGATTTTCCTGGCGTGGCATTGTCGTCTGGGATAAAAAAAACGCGCGCCCCGTCAAAGGCAAATTCCGGCAAAACACCGAGTTCGTACTGTGGGGTAGCAAAGGCAGCATGCCAGCGCAGGTGGACGATTACCTGCCCGGCCTGTTTCGTTGCTCTGTCGCCAAAGGCGGCCGATTCCATCAAACCGGCAAGCCTGTTGACCTCATGCAAGACCTTGTCGGCATCGTTCGCAAAGGCGGAACGGTACTCGACCCTTTTATGGGCTCCGGTTCAACAGGGGTAGCCGCACTGGCCACAGGACGGAAATTTGTCGGCATAGAGTATACCGACAACTACTTTTCTGTGGCAGAGCAGCGGCTTTTCAACGTGAGGATGACTTGATATGACTCCCACCGGTAATCACACTCCCGATTCGGTCCTGTTACCCTACCAGCAACGCTGGATTGCCGACGAGGCACCATTAAAGATCGCCGAAAAGAGTCGCCGTACCGGTCTCACCTGGGCCGAGGCGGCCGATGCGGTATTAACGGCCGCCGCCGCCAAAGAGGCCGGTGGCCGCAACCATTTTTATGTGGGCTCCAACAAGGAGATGGCGAGGGAGTTTATCGAAGCCGTCGCCATGTGGGCGCAGGCCTTTGATAAAGCCGCCGCCGAAGTCCATGAGGAGATCTTCCAGGATGACAATGGCGACAAAGACATCTTAACCTTCGTCGTCAATTTCCCGTCGTCCGGCTTTAAAGTCCAGGCACTGTCGTCCAGCCCCAAGAACCTGCGGGGGATGCAGGGTAACGTCACCATCGATGAAGCCGCCTTCCACGACCGCCTCGCCGAAGTCCTGAAAGCCGCCCTGGCACTGACCATGTGGGGCGCCAAGGTGCGCCTGATCTCCACCCACAACGGAGTCGAGAATCTCTTTAACGAGCTGATCCAGGACAGCCGCGCCGGTAAAAAGCGCTACAGCGTGCACCGGATTACCCTCGACGACGCCTTGGCCGATGGCCTCTATCGCCGTATCTGCATGGTCAGTGGCCAAACCTGGACACCCGCCGACCAACAACAGTGGCGGGACAATCTGCTCAAAGATACCGCCACCATCGATGACGCCCAGGAAGAATATTTCTGCGTACCCAAGTCCTCTGGCGGCAGCTATATGAGCCGGATACTGGTCGAGGGCGGCATGACGAGCGAGGCGCCCGTACTGCGCTTCGAAGGCTCCACCGCCTTCAACAACTGGCCAGAACACCAGCGTCGTGCCGAGATGGACGAATGGTTAAACGACCATTTAAAACCGCTTTTAGACGACTTAAACCCCAAGTTACAGCACTGCTTTGGCGAAGACTTCGGCCGCTCCGGCGACCTCACAGTGATCACCCCGCTGGCCATCGAGCAAGACCTTAAGCGCCGAGCGCCGTTTATTCTGGAGCTGCGTAACGTGCCCTTCAAACAACAGGAGCAGGCGCTGTTTTTTATCGTCGATCGGCTGCCCCGGCTCAGTGGCGGCAAGCTCGATGCCCGCGGCAACGGCCAGTACCTCGCCGAACAGGCCCGCTACCGCTACGGCTCCGGGCTGATCGAAGAGGTGATGATCAGCCAGGCCTGGTATCTGGAGAATATGCCGCCCCTCAAAGCCGCTTTTGAAGATGGTCAAATTCAGATCCCCGCCGATGCCGATATCCTCGCCGATCTGCGCGCCATCCAGGTGATCAAGGGCGTACCCCGTGTGCCCGACGGCAACACCGGCAACAAAGCCAATCAGCGCCACGGCGACGCCGCCATCGCCCTCTGTATGGCCTACGCCGCCAGCAAGATGGAGGCAACCCAGTATGCCTACACCCCCGTCAAAAAAACGACGCTGGATACTGATCCCTACAACCGCACCATCAAAACCAGCAGGGGCACCTTGGCCCGTGCAGGAGGTATCTGGTAATGGCTGCCAC